CGGCTGGGCGCAAGTCACGAAATCCCTCGCTGATTATGCCAAGGGCGCGATGGACTGGGGCAAAGGACTTGGCGAGACGCTCACCTCGGCCTTCTCCTCTGCTGAGAACGCCTTTCGGCAGTTTGTCACCACCGGCAAGTTCGACTTCAAATCGTTGGTCTCCTCGATCCTCGCCGATCTTGCGACACTGGCCTTCCGCAACGCGGTCTTGGGGCCGCTTGCCTCTGCGCTCTCGGGTGTCTTCGGCGGAGGCACTTTGACCGCTGCAGTCTCCCATGCGGGTGGCATCGTGGGGTTATCAGGCCATCGTCGCAATGTACCAGCCTTGGCCTTCGCCGCGGCGCCGCGGATGCATTCCGGCGGTTGGGCGGGCTTGAGGCCGGATGAAGTCCCCACCATCTTGCAACGTGGCGAGCGGGTTTTGAACCGACGAGAGGCAGCGGATTATGGACGAGGGTCCCAAGCCGGAGCCGGGGTCAGCATCCACATCGATGCGCGCGGCGCGCAGATGGGCGTGGCCGAGCAAATTGACGCGCGCCTTCGCGCGGCCATTCCGGAGATTGCGCGTATTGCCAAAGAAAGCGTGGCAGATGGGCGACGCCGGGGCCAGGTGATCTGAGATGGCCATTCCTGTTTTGCCCCTGACGCTCGTGTCCTCGCTCGAGCGCCGGCTGGTTACGTCGGTCGCCGAGGCGCGCTCGCCCTTTACCGGCACCTCGCAGATCCAAGACTGGGGCGCGTCGTGGTGGGAATACCAGATCGAGATGGCGGTGACACAAGGCGCCAAGGCCCGTCGGCTTTCGGCCTTCTTCACTGCGCTTGGTGGCCTCCGGGGCCGGTTCCTCTTTCCAGATCCCTCGATCGAAGTGCCGGCGGCGGCGGGCAATCCTTATGTCACCGAGGCGCAGGTGGCGGGAGCCTCCACCTTGCGCACGGCAGGTTGGGGGCTTGGTCTGGGTGCGGGGGATTTCTTCCAGCTCGGATCAGACGCCGCCGCTCGGCTTTACCAAGTAACCGCAGATGTCACGCCATTCGGAAGTGAGGCGGTGATCAGCTTTGTCCCGCCGCTCAGGGCCTCGGTCCCAGTCGGTACGCTGCTTGGGCTTGATGCCCCGTCCGTCCTTTTGCGCCCGACGGCACCAGTCCCCTCGATCATCGGCCGGGCGGACCAGCACCGCTTCACGATCTCTGCGCGGGAGGCGCTCTGATGGGCCGCGATCTCACCGTCGCCTTTAGTTCTGCACTGGCGGATCATACCCTTCGGCCGGTCATCTTCTTCGAGGGCCAATTCGCGTCGGGCTGGGTGCGGCTCTGGTCAGGGATTGGCGAGATCACCTGGAACGGCAAAGCATGGTCGGGCGCGGGGACGCTCCTGGGGCTGGGGTCGATCGAAGAAACCGGAGAGGTTGTCGCGGGCGGCACGGCCATATCCCTTTCCGGCGTACCGCTCGATCTGGTGCAGATGGCGATCGCGGAAGCGCGCCAGGGGCTGCCGGGACGGGTGTGGCTTGGCCTGCGCGGTGAAAACGGCTGTGTCATTGCCGATCCAGTTCAGGCTTTCTCGGGTCGGCTTGATGTTCCTGAAATCAAGGATGATGCCGACAGCTGCACGATCACGATCAGCTATGAAAGCCGTCTGATCGATCTGACCGTACCGCGCGCCTGGCGCTACACTCATGAAAGCCAGCAGGTCCTCTTCCCCGGCGATCTCGGATTCGAATATGTCACCGCGATCCAGGACCGCGAAATCACCTGGGGGCGCGGATAATGCGTCCCCGCGTTGACCACTGGGAACGCCTTCTGGCCGCAGCCATCGATACGGCCCGCGTTCGGCCCTTTATCTGGGGCCTGCATGATTGCCCGACCTTCGCATTCGAGACGCGCATGATCCTGACCGGCGGTGAGGATGTCGCGGCCCTCTGGCGCGGGCGCTACACCACGGCCCTTGGCGGCCAAAGGGTCATGCGCCGTATGGGCTGGGCTTCGCTCGAGAAAATGGCAAACGCCCTCTTGGGCGAACAGCGTCCGTCAGCGCTTCTCGCCCAACGTGGTGATATGGTTCTGGCCGATAACGGTCTGGGCTTTGGCATCTGCACCGGGGCCAGTGCTGTCGGCATGGGGCCAGCGGGCCTCATGACCGTGCCACTGACCTCTTGCCGGCTTGCCTGGCCCATCTGACTTAGGAACCACCCCATGCCCTTCATCGTGACAGCCGTCACCGCGATCGCGGGGGCGATCGGTGGTGTGCTGGCCGCGGGCGGGATTGGGGCTGCCCTCATTCGAATTGGGGGTACGCTGCTGCTGTCCTATGCGGCCCAGGCGCTCATGCCAAAGCCGCAGATGATGCTGCAGGCGCGCACCGTGACCGTGCGCGAGCCGGTGATGCCGCGTGAGATTGTCTATGGCCGCGCGCGCAAGGGCGGGATCATCGTCTTCCTGAACGCCTCTGGCAACAAGGACCAGTTCCTCGATCTGGTGATCGTGTTGGCCGCGCATAGCGTCAAATCGATCGGCGCCGTCTATTTCGAAGGTGAGATGGCGTTGAATGCTGCCGGCGAGGCACAGGGGCGCTGGGCTGGAAAGGTCCTCGTCGAAAAGAAACTCGGCACCGCCAACCAGACGGCCTTTGCGGGTCTTAAGGCCGCGCTGCCTGACAAATGGACCGAGAACCACCGACTTCAGGGCTGTGCGGCCATTCGGCTGCGATTGACCTATGATCAGGACGCCTTCCCGGGCGGCATTCCGAATATCACGGTGGACCTCGAGGGCAAAGACAACATCTTTGACCCCCGCACAGAAACGTATGCCTATTCAGAAAACCCCGCGCTGTGCCTTGCTGATTACATGGCCCATCCAGAGTTCGGGATCCGCGCAGCCATCGGAGCCGCCGATGGCATCGACCGTATGAGCTTGGTTGAGGCCGCGAATATCTGCGACGAGGTGGTGTCCAAGGTCGGGGGTGGGTCCGAGCCGCGCTATGCCTGCAATGGCCTGATCTCGCTCTCGGAGGCGCCGAAGGTCATCATCGAGGGGATGCTCTCGGCCTTTGCCGGGCGATGCGCCTTCTCGGGTGGCAGCTGGCGCATTCATGCGGGCGCGTGGCGTCCACCGACTGTGGCGCTGACCGCTGACTATGTGCGCGAAGGTGGTCTTACGCTCGCCACGCGGGTCAGCCGATCGCAAAACTTTAACGGGGTTCGGGGTCAGTTCGTCAGTCCTGAGAATGACTGGCAGCCCGATGACTTTCCGGCCTATGCGAGCGACGTCTATTTGGCCGAAGATGGGGGCGAGCGGGTCTGGCGCGACATCTCCCTGCCCTTCACGATCTCAGCCTCGATGGCGCAGCGGCTGGCCAAGATTGAGCTCGAGCGCGCGCGGCGACAGATGACGGTGCGCCTTTCCGGCAAGCTCTCGGCTTGGGCTGCGACCGTGGGCGATGTGGTGACGCTCTCCTACGCCCGCTGGGGCTTTGCTGCCAAACCTTTTGAGGTTCATGGGCTGAGCCTCGATCTGACGGCCACCGGTGACGGGGCACTGCTACTGCCAGAACTCGTTCTGCGTGAGACATCACCCTTGGTGTATGACTGGGCAGCTTCAGAGGCGCGCATCTATGCGGCAGCACCCCGCACTAGCCTGCCCTCCCCGCGGGATATCCCAGCACCGGGCGCACCGCAGGTCATTGAGGAGATTTATGTCACGCGCGATGGTGGCGGGCTCAAGGTACTGGCGCGGGTGTTCTGGGCGGCGGCACCCTCAAGCTTTGTGGCAGCCTATCAGTTGGAGGTGCGCCAAGGAGTTGGGAGCTGGCAGGATTACGGACGCACAGATGGGACCAACCTTGAGATCCGCGACATCGCGCCGGGCAGCTGGTCTTTCCGAGTCAAGGCAGTGTCGGTGCTCGGTGTCTCATCGAGTTGGCAGACGAGCACGGTTGAGATTCTCGGTCTGACGGCACCGCCCGCGCAGCTCGAAAACGTGACACTGCAAACCGCCGGCGGGCTTGCGATCCTCAAATGGGCGCGCTCGGCCGACCCCGATGTGCGGGTGGGCGGCAATATCGTCATTCGCCATTCAAAAGAAGCGACCGCCACTTGGGCCGACAGCTATTCGATGGACCGGGTGGGCGGCGGCGAGGCGATTGCTGTCGTACCCCTGAAGCCTGGCACTTATCTACTGCGCGCCGAAGACAGCGGCGGACGCGCGGGGCCCGAGGTGCGGGTCTCAACCAAGGGCGCGCAGGTTCTGGCGTTCTCGCCGCTCGGTGCCTTGCAGGCCGATCCCGGATTTTTTGGGCCCAAGACCGGGCTTCAAGTCACGGGCGGCAATCTGACACTCGCCACGCAGAGCGCTGCGGGGGTGACATCGGTCAGCACGCTTGAGGGGCAGTACAGCTTCAACGCCGGTCTGGATCTGGGCGCGGTCAAACGCGTGCGGCTGCGCTCGGAGATCGGGGTAGCGGCCTTGGCGCTCAATGACCGGATCGATGCGCGCACGGTGCTTATGGACACATGGGCGGACTTCGACGGCGCCGCTGGCGCGGAAATCGATGTGCTCTTCGAGGTTCGAGAAACCGATGATGATCCGGCCACAAACCCTGTCTGGGGCCCCTGGGGGCGGCTCGACACCCATGAGATCGAGGCTCGCGCAGTTCAGGCGCGGGCCATTCTTTCGACGAAGGACGCCTCCTACACGCCGATTGTCACCCAATTGCGGCTTTATGCCGATGAGGTCGCCTGATGCCCCAGACAACCAGCTTCGTGATTGCCAATGATGCCGGTGCGGCCGTGCGCGCGCGCATCAATGAAGTGATCGCCGCGCTGCAATCAACAAGCGCCGGTGGTTCGGCCCCAACCGCAACTGCGGCGGGGATGCTCTGGGTCGATACTTCGGTCTCACCGCCCGTGCTCCGGCGGCGCAACGCGACCAATACAGGCTGGGACGCGCTCTTGGATGCGGCAGGCAATCTGGCGGGGCTCGCAAACACGGCCATGGCGCGCACGAACCTCGGGCTTGGCACGATGGCCACACGCTCAGCCGCAGATTATGACGCGGCAATTGCGGCCAAGGCCAGTCTGACGGGGGCGAGCTTCACGGGCGTGGTCACGGCCCCAAACTTTGTGTCCTCGTCGGATGCCCGGTTGAAGTCGGAAGTTGAGACCATCGCCGATGCCCTAGCCTTGGTCAGCGCCTTGCGCGGCGTGCGCTTCACCATGGATGGAAGCCGCCAGATCGGTGTCATCGCACAGGAGGTCGAGGCCGTCCTGCCCGAAGTCGTGCGTGATAATGAGGCGGGTCAGCTCTCTGTCGCTTACGGCAATATCACTGGCCTTCTGATCGAGGCCGTCAAGGAACTGGCCGCTCGGGTGGCGGCGCTTGAGGCAGAGCGCGCAGCGTCGACCGAGGCCTCGGGAGGGACGCCATGACGCTCAGCGTTCAGGAAGGTCCGGTCATCCTGATCGGCTATGAATACCGGCTGCAGCTTGAGGCTGAGGCG